GTGCGTCTCTTGCGAAAGCGTTGGTGGCTATGGAGGCCGAGGTCGCACGGCTACGGGAGGCGCTGCGGGAGATCGCGATTGACGCCAGAGGATATGATCGGGCGCGAGTGGCTGAGGTCGCACGGCTACGGGAGGCGCTGCGGGAGATCGCGATTGACGCCGGGTTGCTCGGAGGACTCATCCAGTGGGCCGAATCACCGCAAGGCGGTCTGGTCGGATCTATCCGCAAACGCGCTCGCGCTGCTCTCGGGGAGGACGCATCATGAGAGTACCTCGTTTGTGGTATGCAGTATTAGCTGTGTGGTTGTTTTTCGTGGTAGTCTCAATCATATTACTCTGTACAGTAGCTAAGGCTTTCATCTAAATAAATGGATCTCCTTGTGGTACGTACTAGTGAGTTAGCCGCTGTAATAAAACCTTTCATCGATAAACATAATAGTAGGTTTCCTAAGTACATGGGTACTGCTTCGGAAGGTTTCAAGAAAGATGCTTCAGTGTCGTACTCATATAGTGCATATCAGTACATAATGCTTAATTGTAGAGTTAAGATGTCCGAGAGGGTTCTATGGAGAATTATAGTACAGGAGTCTAAGCACACTGAACTCTACCTTGCTGATGCTATCCTTTGTGCTATTGACGAACCTGGTGCTTTGCGTGACGGGCGTATTGAGATATTGCATAATCCACGCTTGCGCCGCTATTGAGTTAATGACCCTTGACATTTGCTAGCCCCCCTGCTAGGCTGCTCTTTCAATTACCCCCACAACACCACAGTCAGAGAGGACTAGATGGTGACTAATCTGCAACAAGTAATTGTGCCCTCAAAGTACGATATTATACCTTTGCACACTTCAGACCGTGCAACCTTTAAGGCTTGCCGCCGTCGTTGGTATTGGTCATCCCCGGCACAGTCTAACTTGGTGCCTAAGACTAGCGTGTATGGGGTATATAAGCCATTCTGGTTTGGCTCAGGTATTCATTATGCATTGCAACGCTTCTACAACCCCGCACTACAGGAAGATCCAGAGATCACCTTCGACTACTGGTACAATCTACAGTGGGAAGGTGGCATTATTAATGAGGATGAGGTTAGTGAGTTTGAGGACCGTAAACCCTTCCTCCACTCAGACGGACATTGGCGCATTGAGGGACTGTGCGATATGCTTCCTAATCCAGAAGATGAAGATTGGGAGATACATCACCAGCTAGGTCTAGGAATGATGCGCTTTTACAAGGAGTACGCAGAGCGCGAAGATGACTTCACTGTGGTTAACACAGAGCATCTATTCAGCGTTCCGATCCTTAACCCCGCCACAGGTGAACCCCTCTATATGGTGGACACCCGCACGATGCCCGAAGGATGGGATTGCAATTACTCGTTAGAGAACGAGTACGGTCCACTAATGCGTATGCAGGCTGGTAGCCATCGGCTAGAGAAGCAAGTCCATGCTCGCGGTCGGATGGATCTGATCGTACAGTCTAACAAGACAGGCAAGTACGTACTGATCGACCACAAGACTGTAGGCCACGCGATTGACGATAACTACTTCAGGCATCTAGACCTTGATGAACAGTGTACCACGTATTCGTGGGCTGCTGAACAAGAGGCTAAGATGGATGATCTACCTTACAAAGAGATCGCTGGCATTGTTTATCAGGCTATTCGCAAGGCGTACCCTTCGCCGCCCACGCTACTCGCTAACGGATCGCCGTCGCTCAACAAAGCGAAAGAGTGTACTACTGCTAGGCTCTTCGAGAAGGCGATTAAAGATCTAGGTCTGCAAGGTGTGTTTGAGTTTGACACGAAGATGCAGGCTTACTACACTTACCTCGTCGATATGGGTGACAAGCAGTTTGTGTGGAGAGAGCCTGTTATCCGCAACAAAGCACAGAAAGAGAATGCAGCACTCAGGCTTTACCTTGAGGCTCAAGATATGCTAGGCGCACCACGTATATACCCCAATCCTACTAAAGACTACAGTTGTCTTAACTGCTCTTTCCGTCAGCCCTGTGTCTCAGTCGAAGCAGGCTATGACTACGAGAGCATGATTGCAGACAACTACGAGCGTAACTATGACAGATGATCTTGATTTCATCGGTGAGTTACTACAGTCTGGTTCACAGTACCGTGACGCCACTGATGCTAAGTTTACACAGCACGTATCAACACAGACAGGGCCACTACGTTACTACGACAACGGTAACATGCGCTGTTTATCTAAGCGTTGTGGCGCTCCCACCCATTACAAGTTTCGTGGTGTGCCATACTGTACGCCCCACGTACTTAAAAAAATGAATGAGGAATTAACTGATGAAGATGTCTCAGCTGCATAACAGTGGCACCACTTGGATCAGCCGCGATAAGTCTACTACCCGAGATTGGTATGATCCTGCTTGGAAGGGCCACGCTACTAAAGAGATGAAGCGCCGCAGAGCGCACAACAAGGTAGCGAAGAAGTCTAGGCAGGTGAATTATAACAATGTACGTTAAGGTGTGTGAAGCAGCAGAAGAGTTTGTCGCTACACAGGATAGCGGGTGGCTCAGCTTTAACCACACAGCAGCGTTGCAAGCCTATTATAAGTTAGTAGATGCAGTTGAAGAACATAAGAGAGAAGGTGAGCAAGATGCAAGAGTGGATAGTACCAGCAAAAATAACTAGGATCATTGACGGCGACACTATTGCTGTTATACTTGATCTAGGTTGGGGTATCTACAAGAACGATCACGTTCGTTTCGCTGGCATCAATGCTCCCGAAAAGAGTACGCTAGAGGGTCAAGAAGCTAAAGCGTTTCTTGAAACGTATATCGGTCTACGCTTAGATGTAATGATTCATTCACACAAGTTGGATAAGTACGGTCGCTGTCTCGCTACCGTTATGCTTGGCGAGATTAACTTGAATCAAGTAATGCTTGATTCAAGACACGCCGTACCTTTTATGGTTGAGAGGGGGTGACTAAAATAGCAACAGCAGCACCCCCTAAAAAGCCTGTTGCTTCAGCGGATCTTAAAGCGCAGTTGGGAATCAAATCCCCACAGGAGATCGTGCCATACATTAACTTGTTATGTTACGGTGAGCCAGGGGTAGGTAAGACACTCCTAGCTTCTACTGCTGAAGATCATCAGGATACCGGCCCGGTACTGCATTTGGATATCGAAGGTGGGCTGGTAACTGTACGAAAGCGCAAGAACTATCAGGCTGTTAGAGTACGTTCGATTGCGGAGATCATCAAGATCCACGACTCAATTGAACAGCTATCAGCTAAGGGTGAGTGTCCGTGGAGAACCGTTGTCCTCGATAACATCTCAGAGCTACAGAAGTTGGATATGCGTACTGTGATGGAAGAGGCTAAGAAAACGGCGCGTGATCCTGATAAGGTAGATCTTGATGTACCATCTCAACGAGAGTGGGGTAAGAGTGGCGAACGTATGCGTAGGATCATTAGAGCCTTCCGTGACTTGCCCGTACATACTATTGCAATTGCGTGGATGGGATCGGAACACGATGACTCTACAGGTGTCGTATCTTATTACCCCCTACTGCCGGGTAAACTTCGTGGAGAAGTACCCGGCTACTTCGACATCGTGGGCAGGCTTACTGCGGTGACGAAGAACAACGGTGCGGATATTGTCCGTACTATGCAAGTAACCGCCACGAATCGCGTGGTCGCTAAGGACAGGACCAATTCATTAGGCGGCGTAGTAGAGAACCCATCAATCCCTTTGATATGGGAACTCATCAACTCATAACACACCATCAAACCATAGATAGGAGCAAACTCTAATGGGTTTGAATCTCGCAGGCGCAGAAATGGGTGGCTTCGACGCCATTCCCTCAGATACATATGATTGTGCTATTCACGCTGTAACGGATACGGCAATTAAGGGAGAGGACGGTAATCTCCCAAAAGGTACTCCCGGCCTCAACGTGCAGTTCCGCGTTGTCGGTGGTGAGTTCGATAACCGCCGTCTGTTCAACACGTACTGGATCGCACCCGCTAAGATCGGTGGCAAGGCATACGACAAGAAGAAGATGATGGACGGTATGCTTGCTCGCTTCTTCATCGCTATCGGTTACGATGAAGCACAGGTGCTTGGGGGAGAGTTCGATCCTGACTACGAGGATATGATCGGGCGCGAGTGCCGTGTTGTCGTGGGCCAGCGTGAATGGCCGAAAGATAGCGGTGAGATGCAGAACAACGTCAAGAACGTCAAGCCCGTTGGTGCTGACGCTCCTGCCGGATCTCTGGTCTAGCATATAACAGAAGCTAAGGACACCTCTCTGCTTTAAGCCCATTGAGCAGAGAGGTGTCCTTCGGCATTATGCCTTCAATACAAACCTCACTCCAACTCCAATTCTTTGACTACCTCTTCGGCGAAGTGGAGGGGTATGTCTGTATTGCTACAGCGCCAGCTAATCATACTAAATCACAGTTTAAACAATCCTTTTATAACTGGCCTGCACAGCGGAATGAAATGTCTACGTTCATCGCAGGCGCTTCACGTAAGAACGTGTGGTTCTGCGTTAATCTGCTTGATGCGCCAGAGCGTACTAAGACTCATTGCCTCAGTACTAACTTGCTTTGGGCAGACCTAGACTTATGCAACCCGAACGAGGTAGACCCGCCACCACAGGTAGTGATCGAATCTTCTCCTGACCGCTATCAGGCGTTTTGGGTATTAAATGAGCAGCTACCTGCTGACGTAGCGGAGAACTACAGTAAGCGTATAGCATACAAGTATAAACAGAACGGAGTTGATCCTTCAGGGTGGGATCTTACTCAGCTACTACGTGTACCGTTTACTAACAACTTCAAGTACGGCTCCGCTCCTGAAGTAAAACTGTTACGTGCTAATGATGACACGATAGATCCCTCCATCTTTGAGGCTATCGAGCTAGAAGAGATAACTAAAGATGCTGGCGGCGCGGAGCTACCTGATCTGTTTACTCTACCCAGCCCTGATAATGTTATCTATGAGTACAGGCACAAGCTCAGCGAGAGTTACTTTAAAGAGTTGTACGCTGTAGAGCCAGGGCCGGACGATGACTGGTCTAAGATCCTGTGGCGGTTGATAAACATACTGGTCGAGACAGGTATGACACGCGAAGAAACATTCGTGGTGGCTGCTAATTCTAAATGTAACAAGTACGATAGAGACAAGCGCCCCATCCGATACCTGTGGCAAGAGGTTATTAAAGCCTGGAATGCTAAGCAGGCATTCGCTATCATAGCTGGTGATCTTGATAACGCATTAGTGTTCCCTACCCTAGTAACAGAGGATGAGTATGAAAACTTCCCACAAACATTCCTTGATGATTATGTCGAGTGGGGATCAGAGGCCACCGATGCCACTCCTGAATACCATGAACTGTCCGGCGCTATACTGCTATCAGCAGTTCTGGCCGACGGTATCCATCTCAAAACATCTTTCGGGAAAATAGTGCCTAACCTGTGGGGGTTGATTTTAGGGGAGAGTACGCTAACTCGCAAGACTACAGCAATGCGAATGGCGATGGACTTCCTCACCGAACTAGATCCCGACTGTCTGCTTGCTACATCAGGCTCAGTAGAGGGTGTACTCAGTGGCTTGGCAGATAGACCTAAGAAAACATCTATGTACTTCCGCGACGAGGTAGCTGGTTTCTTCAGTGAGATTCAGAAGAAGGATTACCTCAGTGGTATGGCAGAGGCATTAGCACATCTATACGATTGCCCCGCCGTTGACCATCGCCGTCTTAGAAAGGAAACGATCACAATTGTCAGTCCAGTTTTTATCTTCTTCGGTGGGGGTATTAGAGATAGGGTATACGAAACCGTACATGAGGATCTATTCTACTCAGGGTTCTTACCCCGTTTTCTCATTGTTAGTGGTGAGGCGGATATGGACAGAGTACGGCCAATGGGTCCACCTTCATCAGACACTAAACACGCTAGTAGACGAGAGGACTTACGAATCCGCCTCGCGGATTTAAAA